TCGAACGGAGGAGGGGTGGTATGCCACATCGTCGCATCCACCCATCCCCGAGCATCCTAGCCACATCGTGGTTAAGATAATCGGTGGCCGTTTCGTAATCTGTGCTAGACACGAAAAGGTCAGCGTACACGTCGAGTCTTTCGACGTGGTCCGCAAACTCTCTCTCATCGCGCTCTGCGACGGAGAAGAGTTCTTCTTTTCTCTGAACTGACATCAGTTCGAGAAAGAAGTTCCAACCGTGGTGGGCTTTGCCCATCCCCGAGTTGGAACTCGGTATACCTCTTTCTAGAGGTACAGCCGAGATCTTGCTAACAAGATCAAGAACGATCTTGAGGCAAGCAGAGGCCTTGGTAACGGATCTACCCTTACCCGGCTCTCTCACCACCGTGAGGTATGCTCGTCTGAGCATATCCGGGGGTGTGCGAAGTACCGCATCTAGGCTAAGCCAGAATACGTACTCGCCGATGGTACCGTCTGTCATTGACATACGGGAAACCACCTTACCGGTGTGAAGGTCCCTTACAGGAGCCTTCATCCCGTGCGCTCCAGGATATACCAGTTCTGATATTTCCTCGAGCGTGCCGCCTTCTTGTCGGGTACGTTCCCAACAAGCGGTGGTTGCCACTGTGATTCTCGCCTTTGTCGACAATCCAGTGAAAGCGCTGTCCGGAAGATCTCGAAGAGTTTCATCCAGAGCAGCCTGCACCAGCCCCCTCTGCGTTGCAGAGAGAGGGACTGGTGGATCCTGCACGACTTTCAAGAATTTTATCTTGGCCTGCAGGATTACCAGAGGAGGAGGTGTTCCACACCCCCTCGTCTGGGACAGAAGGCCCACTAGGTAATCATACCTGTGACCTTCTGTACGGCTTGTTTCTTCCCAGAGCGGGATGAATTGCCGTAGCCACTCGGGTATACTGTCGTATAACCCAGAGAGGCCTTCAAGGTTACGCTTGTGAGCGTATTCCTTGAAGGTTTTACGGATGCTTTTAAGCTCTCCGTAAAACGTGGTGTGTTGTTCGACTCCGTCGCACAGCTCACCATCGAGAAACTCATCACTTATCAAGTGAGAGAGGTTCCCAAGAACGAACGTGTCGTATCGCGACCACGTCCATTCTTCTTCGGGAAATCCCAGAAACCTCTGGAAGAACAT